TTAAAATGTTTTAATACCAGTCAAGAAATGTATGAGGTACTGTATTATTCGTATTATCGACGAAAGCAGAGAACACGCGCAACACCCAACACCTAATTTCATGGGTAAAGATAAATCAGCTAATTCAGCACCCGGGTACGCTGGCTGCATTAAATACCATACGATAGCTGCATTTATAAGGGAAGAAGATGCCGTAGATGCAGCAGCTGTCGCGGAACCGCTTCGGGTAGCTTCAGCTTTACCTCTTCTTTTACGAGCCATTGTATACTATTCTAGCAGAAATTATTCTGTAGAATTCGATGTGTAATCGTATCGTATTCCATTAATTCCATGTTTGGGTTTACACTAAATATGGATTTGATACTTAGCAGTTCCTTGATCGTATCGTCATCGAGGTTTTTTAAAAAATGTATTTTGGTATGTATGTCGTCCAATTGATGATGTTCTTTCTGAGCCTGAACATATGGCCATGTATGTTTCCTGAGTGTAGCGACTTCTTCTTCGAGTTGTCGTATCCTGGGTAGTAATACCTTGTGAATCATATATTTCAATTCTATGACTTCACTCATTTTATATTGATATAGAACATATGTCTCTAAGTATTGAAAAACGCATTTTTTTGAAAAAACTCGCAATAGGTTTACAAAAACTCATGCGATACACAGGACATGACCATAAAATTGGATGTACACCACCAAGTAACTACAGTGAGGAGTTTATACAGAAACGGCTACTTACTCGTACCCAGGATGGTCGTTATGAATTGTCTGTGGGAAAATTTAGGGTGGCTATAGATACGGTTGATATCAATGAAATTTTAATTTATTTTGATCATATCACATTGACTATATGTCGCGTGTATACAATGAGTTTACCAAGTCCACTTTTATTTTCAGAAGAAGATATTGAGTTTGTCAGACTTATCGATACCGGGGAAATCAGGACATTTACAGATTTTTTGATGTTTTGAACGATTTTCTGTGTTACTATTAAATGCAGTACAAGGACCTGAAAGAGAAGGCTAAGAAGTTGGGTCTACGGGTTACGAAAGATGTTCGCGGGAAACGCGTAAAGCTCACAGCCAAGGAACTTCGTTCTAGGATTACTATGAATTTTGAAAATAGTGTAAAAAATGCTCAGCAAATGATTCGAATTTGCAAGACGATCGTCGTGCCCAATTCTTATGTACCATCCCGGGGTGGTCCTCCTCCACCTCCACCTCCACCCCCACCTTCAGCTCAGCCACCTAGGAAACCAGTCATAAATGCGACACGCGCCAAACTCATGTCCGAATTAAAGGCGACACTCAAAAAACGTGAGTTGAAAAAATAATCTTAATTATTAGTATAAAACGATCATGGTGAATTCTCAGCCCACGAACAACGCGAAGCCCGCGAACAACGCGAACAAGCCCGCCAACAACGCGAAGCCCGCCAACAACGCGAAGCCCGCCAACAACGCGAACAAGCCCGCCAACAACGCGAAGCCCAACAACAACGCGAAGCCTAACAACAACGGCAACAAGCCCGCGAACAACCTGAACAACAACGCGAAGAAGCTCCGTGAGCTTGCGGTTAAGTTGGCGACCAACGCGATTGAGAAGGCTCGCCAGCAGATGCCCAACAACGCTTAAAAAAATGGCGTTCAAATGAATAATGCAGCTTGAGGACGTGAAGAGAGTTTTAGAAGAGTGGGATGGGACTAATATGGGTGACGCATATGAAATAATAAAAGATTATGCAAACACCAATGAGTTTACAGAAGAATTCGTAGAGAACTATTTGGGTAATGAACTCTACGAACGCCTTGAGACGATGATTAAATTTTTTAATAAATTTGAAGCCCTCAAACGAGAACTAAACCAAACCGTTTCTTCATGAATGATTTAACATCATTCACATCGGGAAAACTCCAGAGATACCAACGTGACCAAAAACCAGCCCCGTTGATACCACTCATTTTCCAATTTTCCTTATCACTCCTATCAACACTTAGCATCATGTTCTGAATCTTTCTGGGATCTCTCTCCGCTATGATTCGTTTAGATATCTGACCACCATGTCTGAGTACGTACGATCGCATTCGTGAGGGTGTCTTGTGTTTGGTGTAGTCTGAGTACCCTCTTGCACCAAAATCAACAGTTTTACCGTCTTCTAGTATTGCCCTGAACTTCTTTTTCGGATCAGGGCTGCGAACGATCTTGACGCGCATACTTAATATTCACAAATATAATTTACATACCACAGGCACCTGTGGCGCAATAACCCTCCTTCTTTTCCTCACCTGGAAGGAAGAAGAGCTTCTCGGGACCACGCTGGACACGGTAAAGGTGGTCGTACATGTGGAGGAGACCGATAGACAGAGCGAGGGTTCCAACGACAACCCCCTTAACCTTTCGCGCAGTGTACGCATAAAAGATAATCACCGCAGCGAGGATCATCTGTATGATAGTGAGTTGGGGGATGGCGGGCATGGAAAAACGTTCCTTGAGATCCTTGGTCTCTGTGGTGGGAGCGGGAGCATAACCCGAAGTTTTTGGGGTATAACCTGGCATTTATTATGTATGGAGAAAATAATGTGGAATCTGTTGTTGATTCCTGTAGTGATGGTTATACATGATTACATGAAAGCACCGATTGATAAATTATATTTCAGTAACTGGAAACGTCCGATGATCGGAATAAGAAACACATTCATCGATGTGTTACTATATTCGAGAGACTATTCCACCTGGAACTTCAAAGGATTATGGTTGGTGAAAACACACTTCAAAAAATTACAAAAAGAATTTGAAGAGGTTTCAAAAAAAATCGATAAACACTATTATCATGATTTGGATCCATGGTTTGAAAAGAATGAAAAATATTACTATTACAAGGGTGAAGATTTCCCCTTACTGAAAAGTTTAATCGACCAGATACCCAGTATTTATAAATGGACATGTGCGTTCGCTGTTATGGAGGGTCCTATGACTATACCACCCCATAGGGCTGAAACCAATCACTTACTGAGATACCACATAACGATAATTGGTGATGGCGACTGTACCTTGTATACAGAGAATGGACCACATGTACATCGTGAAGGTGAGGATTTTCTATTTGATCACTCAAGATATCATGAAGTCATTAAGACTGGAAACGATAAAAGAGTTGTTCTCATCATCGATGTCAATAGATTCTAGATTTAAAAAAATAACATTCTACTGTATGAAGATTAAAACATTATTAATTATAGTGTTCATAATTCTGATACCATTCATATTGAATTTATGGAATGGATATCTTAAGCCAGCTCAGAGTGGAAAAATTGAACATGTCGATTGTTCTACAATTTCTAATAACTTGAATCCATATGTGAACGATATTATTAAACTCATACAGGAACATGGTAATAAAACAAGTGCTGGTCCAGTCGAGGGTTATAAACTTGTGAGAAGTACAGTGAAAGAGAAGTTACCACAAGTGTATAATATCATAGAGGAGTATGTCTCAAAATTAAACGTTGACGGATTGAAACCAGCCAACTGTGAAAGGGAGCAGTACTGTTGGTTTTTGCGTCTGTATAATCAGAAAGGTCATTACATCGACTGGCATTTCGACAACAACTTCACGAACGGGTTACGAAAGACATACGTATGCAATGTGTACATTAGTGAATGTAATACATCCCATCTCATGACAAAGGATCGATACAGGATGATCAGGGTTGACGAGAGTCGCGCAGGCAAAGGTGTCGTGTACAATGGGAGTGAAGTAAAGCATTCAGTGTCCAGACAGAATGATGGGTGTATTCGAATTTCTCTGATTATTCCTTTATACGAAGACGATTCTGTGTCTATGTTAGGTTGGTTCAGGAGAGGTGCGCGAAATATATCTGATAAGATCTTCAAATTATAAATGTTTCCTGCACACTGCGACGTACATATCACTTCCACCGATAAGTTCAAGTTTTTTGTCTTCGACAATCCTCTTTGTGAACGGACCAGGGGTTTCGTGTCTACAATATTTGCACAACGCTGATAACTTTGTGACTTCAGACGCAATTGGGATACAATCGAGAAGTTCACCCCATTTCCTTTGAAACGCGTCACCATCGAGACCCGCTAAGATGACATCCTTCCCCATTTCCAGGCACATCTCCACGAATTTTTTCAAGTTTGGGTAAAACTGTGCCTCATCTATGGCGACAATCTCTGAATATTCAAAATCCGGTTTATCCAGGAGTTCATATAGATCGTGAACTTTGTAACAATTAAACTTGACATTATCATGTGTCCTAAGAACTTCATCAGGAGACCGCGTATCTTTGGATGAGTTGACAACCAAGATTCTCTTTTCTAGAACTCGGAGTCTTTTGAGTCGTCGAATAAGTTCGGATGTTTTACCAGAAAACATATTCCCCATGATGATCGAGAGACCCATCCTGATATATTAAAATAATGTTGCATTTTTTTAAATGGGTGAGATACACAGCGCTTTTTTCAATGGTCACAAGGGGTACTATAACCCTAACACAGGGCGCGTTCGGTTTGGTAAGTGTGTGTATTCTAGTATAGGTGCGGCTGTAAAATACCTCGACAAACGTAATTAAAAGGTATTATGCATTTTACATTATGAAATCACCGCTCAGGTATCCAGGTGGAAAAACAAGAGCGTGTTCCATTTTAGACGATATCATTCAGGAAAAGGGTTTCGATACATCCACTGTAATATCACCCTTTTTTGGTGGGGGGTCTTTTGAGTTTTTCCTTCACACCAAATACAGTTCAAAATTGATAGTGAATGATAAGTTTAAACCCCTCATATCATTTTGGAAGTCTGTTCAGACACGTAAGGTTGAACTGTGTAGTGAGCTCCGAAAACTTCTTAATATCGTATCGAAATCTATGTTCAGTATGATGAGAGACACGATAATGGAAGAATCCGACGAGTTTTTACAAGGACATCAATATTTTGTCATAAACAGGTGCTCATTTAGTGGCTCCACTCTTTCGGGTGGTTTTTCAACTGAATCTTCTAAAAAAAGATTCACCGAGTCATCGATTAAACGCATCGAAGACCTAGACCTATCCATGATAGAATTTCATAACACGGACTTTGAAGAATTTCTGAAGGATAAGGAGGGTCTCATATTTTTAGATCCACCGTATTACCTTGGTGAAAATTCAAAATTGTATGGAAACAATGGAGACATGCATGAAAGTTTTGATCATGAAAAACTTTTCCAGGTTTTAAACAAAAGAAAAAACTGGATACTGACGTATAACAATTGTGATCACATCAGGGATTTGTATAAAAATTACGAAATCCGTGAAGTAAAATGGTCCTATGGAATGAATGCGAGTAAAAAATCATCCGAACTCGTCATCATAGGTTAGGTGGTAGCCGTGTGCTATCATCTAGGGAGTACTCACTCGGCTCGAGTGTTTTAATATCCAAAGGTTGAAAAGCAGCCGTCACGGATAAGTTTGAATCAGACCTGGAATGTACCTTCACTCTTATGCGCATCCTCTGCTTTACGATAAATTCTGGGACCCCCCACTCGAGTGGATCTTCTCCTAAATGATACAATCCACGCCCTTTTATCTGTATGTACGCACAACCCTTATTCTTATAGAAATCCTGAATTTCTCGCTCACCTACATCTAAATACTCGTCGTTATAATCATGTTTAATCTTAATCCATTCGGAGTATGTAATCTTATTGGATAGAAATGGTGGTGGTTTAAATTTAACTTGATCCATGTATTTTTGGAAAAGTATATTTGTCGGTACCCATCGTTCATCTTCCCATTTGAGGATACATTGTCCCCAATCTGGTGAATTTTCTGGTTTGCACTCGATGTGTCCATTTTGTGTGTATATATCAGGTTTATGTGAAGATCCACCACCTTGTCCCGTAATTTTAGGGCTGTGTTTTATATTTTCATAGCATGTGTTTTCATAATGTTTACCGTTCGCCGAACACATAGATCCTTTAGATTTCATACCAGGGATGACCTGATCTCCGGTTAAAATCGTCGTCAATTTACGGACATCACGTCTTAATTGTTCCACCAATTTTACAAGTTTATCCATCTTAATATATATTTCACTTAAAACTCTAATCTACTTAAACGTATATAAATTATCTCCGGAAAAGGTAAGATGCCATTGAGCGATGCAGCCATCACCAAGAAGGTTGGGGAACTGCGTAAAAAGGAGGGACGGATCTACGCACCCCTTAAATATTTCAGGGGACTCACCACCCTCAAGGA